CATCAACTAGTAACGTAACTGTCCAAGAACCTGTAGCAGGGACATCAGGACAAGAAACTACTTGTGATAAGAAAAAAGAAGAAAAGAAACCATATGAACCAACTGCAATTGTACCTGGAGAAAAGAAAAGATTACGCCCAATCGGAATATCAGTTAAAAAATGGAAAGAAATTATTGATAAATCTGCTACAGAACCTAATGCGGAGGTATTCATAGAAGATTCGGTCAAGGAAGTCTTTAGGAAATACATTGCATATAGATGTCATTTTTATGCTCAAAAATATGCTTTGTTTACTGAAGAAATTAATATTTTAACATTAGATCCAGCCGATATCTGGGAACAATTAAATCAAGGAGGAATTCGTAGAGTTTGGTCGTTAATAGCGGCATGGGAACGTCAAGTTCAAAATTCAGGCAATAGGAGTGTAATGCCAAAAGATTGGTTTAAATAATGATTCAAACAATTACCAATACTCTCACCCAATGGGAAAAACGTCCATATTGGGTTTCAGAGATATTCTCAGCATTGAGTTTTATCACTAGCGTATTAATTTATTTTAATACGAGTTTTACAATTATTGCTTCCATTTGGGTAGCTTTAGTTTTCAGATTAATAGTAAATTGGTGCATAACAGGACCAACAGAAAAGATCAATGAAATAGTAAATACTGTTTCAACACAAGTATCTACAGCTACAATTAAAGCTATAGATGCTGTAGGAAACCACTTAACAGGGGTTACAGAACAGTTAAATCAAGGTATGACCTTAGATAGTTTGTGTTATAATGCAAATCGCCACAAGATAGGATTAGCAGCATGTACAAAAACTTTAGTTAATGCGAAAAATGTACCTGACATTGTTTCCGAATCTGTAAAAATCGGGAGTATGTTAGGTGTAGAAACTGCAATAATAACTAAAATTTGTGCTTCAACTGTTGATACACTTAATACAACTATGAGATCAGTAAGATTAAATGTCGATGAAAATATTGAATATTTGGATTCTTATGGAGGTGGTATTGAAGAATCACTACCTTTTATTGGAATGTTAGCTAGTATGACAGGAAAAACAATAAATAAGGATTTAAATTTCGATAAATTTATAACACAATCAGCAAATCAAACAAAGAGTCTAAAGATATTAGTTGATCAAATGTCTATATTAGGTAAAAGATTGGGAATAATAAAAGATAAGAATCATGATGAAATATTCAAATTACTTAAAGAAATAGATTCCTTGCAAGAGGAATATATGTGGGTAGTTCGAACATTAGCAATTAATGGTTCTGACTTTTTGAAACCAGCTCCAAGAAGAAGATTTAAAGCATTCAGTACTAAAATTATGGATATTGATAGAAAAACAAGATGTATACCAAAAATGCGGGATGGAAATAATAAGTTATTTTCAGATGTACAGGGAATGGTTCGTAAAAGTTTAGATTATATTAACCAGGTCGAGTTAATTGAAAAAACAAACGGAATACGTCCATTACCAGTAGGAGTATGCATTCAAGGTCCAAGTCAAATTGGAAAAAGTACATTGATTTCTATAATAACAAAGAAAGTAAAAGAATCTTTAACTGAACATGATGATTTCATAGATGCGATG